CGGCAACGAATGGAAGAAAGAGCGGATGAGAAGTGGAAGAAAAATTAACTTACGAAGAGGCATGGAAGCTACACCGTGACCGGCTTGTACGGTTAGCGTATAAAAATACGTTCAATGCCCTTGCGGCTGCGGCGGAATTGTTTTGGGATTTGGCAACTAATGAGTCAAAAAGAAAGGTAAAAGATGATAGCACGACCGATAGAACAGTTTGACTTTGCGGAGGATTATAAAGTTTTTTGGATAGATATCATTAAAAAAGCCGGTATCGAATTATATGGAGATACGTCTAATTTCTGCGAGACATACCGGAAATCCCCCAGGCAAACATATAATGAGGTTAACCAAATGCTACAAGTAGTCCCAATAACTCTGCGAAAATTAATTGACGAAATATTTATGAAGGAATACGGCAACACATCTTTGTAAAAGGAGGAAAAATTATGGAGGAATTAAAAAAACAACTGCTGGCCGCCGCACAATTTATGACAGCACAGATTTCAGTACAGATTTCAGCACAGATTGAAGACGAAATGCTGGTTTTTGAGGGAAGCGAAATATACGATATGGCCCGGGCTATTGAAATTTTGGTACACTTAATTTGCGTGATTGATGACCGAGCGAAAAATGGAGGCATATGAAAACTATGACAGATAAACCAGTCGTCCCGCATCCAATAGCGCAGATGAAAATCACGTTACTAAGCAATGGCGGAATCGCAGTCAACGGATTTCCGAATAATCTCGAAGTCGCACAGGACTGGCTATCAGCAGCGCAAAAGGTAATTGTCCGACATTTTATTGCGATGGCAAAGGCCGGCGAACTCGACGAAAATAACAGAATTATAGAGAAATCAATAATCGTGCCGGATAAAAAGTTGGTCGATGGCAATGGAAGGCCATTGCAATGAAAAAGATAAAGCCTAAGAAAAAAGCTGCTGAAAAAGAACCAGCGCCAGTCGGAAGACCACGAAAATTTACAGACTTAAAATTAATGCAGAAAAAAATAGATAAGTATTTTGAAGACTGTGACGAACGAAAAACAAAATATACTGTTCCAGGATTAGCACGGGCATTGGGATTTATGAGTAGGGCCTCTGTTTGGGATTATGGGAATATGCCTGAATTTAACGACACTATAAAAAGCGCTATGCTTAAAATGGAGCAGCAGAGAGCCGAAGACCTGCTAACAGAGAACAATCCTGTCGGTAAAATATTTGACCTGAAAAATAATTTTGGATGGAAAGATGAGAAAAACCTAAACGTGAAAGGCGACCTCAAAATAGAGATTATAGATCACTATGCCGACGATCAGAATTCCGCATAATTTTACACCAAGACCCTACCAAATTCCCCTCTATAATTGCATAGCGAATGGATATAAGCGGGCTGTAACGGCATGGCATAGACGGGCGGGCAAGGATAAGACCATGATCAACATAATGGCAAAAGAAGCCCTGAAACGTGTCGGGTCATACTATTATTTCTTCCCCAGCTATAAACAAGGCAGGCGCATAATCTGGGATGGTATGGACAGGAACGGATTCCCATTCCAAGGTCACATTCCGCAGGAAATCCGGAGCAAAACTAACGACCAGGAAATGAAGATAAAGCTCAAGAATGGCTCAATAATTCAGATAGTTGGGACTGATGATATTGATGCTGTGGTGGGGTCGAATCCGGTCGGTTGTGTATTTAGTGAGTATGCGCTTCAAAAACCTGATGCCTGGACATTTATCAGACCTATCTTAGTTGAGAATGATGGATGGGCGATCTTCAACAGCACACCACGGGGACTCAATCATTTTCACGAGATATATCAGACAGCTATAAGGGAATCCGACTGGTTCAGCGAGCTGCTAACGATAGACGATACTGGTGTTATGACCGAAGCGGATATTCAAAAAGAACGTGACGAAGGCATGTCTGAATCTCTCATAAGGCAGGAATATTACTGCGATTTCAGCGCATCTTCGGAAAACATATTTATTCCGCTATCCCTTGCACTGGAGGCGACGAAACGAGATAACCCAGCGACTATGTATCAGTTTGCGCCTATAACTATAGGCGTTGACGTCGCAAGATTTGGTGATGACCGGAGCGTAATTTATGTTCGGCAGGGACTACATACCCATAAAATTCAAACATTTAGAGACCTTGACCTCATGAAGTTTACTGATTTGGTTGCTATTCAGGGGCGTAACTATAACGCACAGGCAATATTTGTCGATTCAGTAGGGATAGGGTCTGGGGTGGTTGATAGGTTGAGACAACTGGGGTGGGGTAATATAATCGAAGTAAACGCAGGGGCGTCACCGAGCGAGCCGAAATATAAGAACAAGAGGGCTGAGATGTGGGCGGTAATGAAAAAATGGTTGGAGAGCGGAGATATCCCCAATAATCACGAGCTTATAACTGATTTGACCTCGGTTGAGTACAAGTTCGACGTTGCAGACAGGCTGCAATTAGAACGAAAAGAAGATATGCGAAAGCGAGGGGTGGTCTCTTCTGATATTGCAGACGCTTTAGCCCTGACGTTTGCGTATCCATCCAATATGATCATACAACCGGCTGAAAGTTATTATAATTATCAGACAGACAGTGTTGACTCGGTAACAGGATATTAATTTATGACAAAAACATGCAGTAATTCAGAATGTAACAACGAGTTTGAGGCAGTAAGGGCTACAGCTAAGTATTGTTCTACACGATGTAGGGTTCAGGCTGCGAGAGTTAGCGTAACAGATTCTAAAGTTAGCGTAACAGAAAATGGGGAGAAAGTTCTTAGCGTAACAAAGAAAGTTCCAAAGGGTTTTGATTATCCATATTCCCCGAATTACGATTTAGTTGAAGAAGGATTTGTCCGGCGTAACAAAAACTGGGGAGAGTTTTCAGAAAGATTTAAGCAAAATATCAGAGAAGGTGCAGCAATCATCAAGAAGAATACTCAGCTTGAATTGAAAAACCTCAGGATGATGCGTGAAGGAACTTGGGTAAATCCACTATCGAACACAACATTAGCACCAAAAGGAAACTAACATGCCAGATGAATTTATAGAGCCACAGCAACCGACCCAAGAAGAAATGATCATGCAACAGGGGCAGGAAGAAGCTCAGGCGGAACAAGAGCAAGAAATCCTATCCATGATTGACCAACTCGAAGCCCGACATGCTATGAAAAATATAGCGGAAGACCTCGACCAGGACGTTATAAGCTCTATAGCTGCCAGAGTTGTTGATGATTATACGGTTGACAAGGCATCCCGGGCGGTGTGGGAGCAATCTAACAAGGATATATTAAGACTCGCAAAATTAGATATTGAGAAAAAAACCTATGCAGGTGAGCAGGTTGCTAACGTAAAATATCCTATAATCGCCAATGCAGCTATGCAGTTTGCAGCCAGAGCGTATCCGGAGATTATTAAGGGTAATGATGTTGTCAAGCCCAAGGTGATCGGTGCAGATCCTGACGGCAATAAAGCGGCACGAGGCAAGCGAATATGTGAACACATGTCATATCAACTGCTTAACGACATGTCAGATTGGGAAGAGGGCGTTGATCAGTTATTATTTACCCTTCCGGTCATAGGGTGCATGTTCAAAAAGACTTATTACAGCGCAGTTGAAAAGCAAAACGTTTCTGAGCTGGTGTTTGCTGATGACCTGGTTGTTAATTATTATGCCAAATCGGAGGAAGCAGCCTCCAGAATCACGCATGTCATCGAATTAACACGGAATGAAATAGTTGAAAGAATCCGGAGCGGGGTTTATCTCAAGTTTGATATTGAAGAACTCGGTCTCGCATCGGGCGAGGAAGACCAGGGGCAGGTCGATGAAGATACACCTCATGTTTTCTTAGAGCAGCATAGATGGTATGATCTCGACAAGGATGGATATCAAGAGCCATATATTGTGACAGTTCATCAAGGGACACAAAAGCTTGTCAGGATATCAGCACGGTTTGAGTTGTCAGGGGTGCAGGCGAATGAAAAAGGTGAAATAATCAGGATAGAGCCTACGCATTATTTTACCAGATTTTTGCTTATGCCGGCTTTCGATGGTTCATTTTATGGCATGGGATTTGGTAGTCTGCTTCATTCCATCAATTCATCAGTCAATACTACACTCAATCAATTACTTGATGCAGGGACACTGAGCAACAGGCAAAGCGGTTTCCTTGGCAGAGGCATTCAGCTTGGAAAGGGAGCGAGTCTAAAATTCAAAGCAGGAGAATGGAAATCCGTTCAAACGACAGGAGACGATCTGCACAAAAATATAGTTCCACTTCCAACCAAAGAGCCTTCACCTACATTGTTTCAATTATTAGGCTTGCTTATCGAGACCGGCAAGGAATTATCCGGCATGACCGAAGTTTTAGCTGGGGAGAGTCCTGGCCCCAACGTGCCGGCTACTACGACACTCGCACTAATCGAACAGGGATTGCAGGTATATAGCGCAATTCATAAGCGTATTCACAGGTCACTATACAAAGAATTCCAGAAGATAAGGAAACTGAATGCTCTGTATCTTCAGGATGATGAATATTCCAATGTATTGGATAGCCAGGAAGCAGTCAGGCGGTCAGACTATAACAGTGATGACATGGATATCATCCCTGTGTCTGATCCCAACTCAACAACCAATATGCAACGAATCATGAAGGCCACTGCATTACTGGCGATGAAAGGACAGGGATTGAATGACGAAGAGATTAACAGGAGATATTTAGAAGCATTACAGATAGAAAACATAGAAGTATTGATACCAAAAGAACCTGCACCGAATCCTATGCTGGAATTAGAATTACAGATCAAGCAGGCTGAACTTGGCAGGATAATATCTGAGCAACAGAAACTTGTGGCTGAAGCTGAATTAACAGTAGAAAAAATCAACTCTGAGCGTAATGAACAGCAGGTTAAGCAGAGTGGGGTTGTATTCGACTCCCAGAAGCTGGATCTCGAAAGAGCCGAGATAATCTCCAACATCGAAGAACGTAAAGAAAAGCTGAAGCTTGAGACTGCAAAATTGATACAAGGTATTGAAACGGACAAAAAAAAGGTTGATTTGGAAGGTAAAAAGATTGATAACTCAAAGATTGAGGGGAAAAGTGCTGAGACTAATACGCAGGGTGCTTATCGTGAATCCGGGCTCGTCTCAAATAATGAAGCATAGTTAAGAGGAGGTAGTATGAACAAAGAGGAGTTTTCGGATAAATATTTGTCGTTGTCATTAAGACGCGCAAGGGCTGTAGAGGAATCTATGAGACAGAATAATGAGATTTTGGCCGCTGATGCTATGAACAGTTTTTTGCTGGCAATAGAAAAACAAAAAAACAAGGAGGCAGTATGACGAAAGAAACCTTTATGGAGTGGAGATCGCAAGCAACAACAGTAGAAGTATTCAAAAAGATTGAAGACATGAAAAAAGCTCTACAGGATGGGCTTTGCAATGGTCAAACATTATGCACGCGTGCCGATGAGACGCACGGGGTTACTGCAGGAATGGTTGGCGTGATTCGAGGACTTGACCAGTTGCTTAATATTAGCTATGAGGACGAAACAGAGGAGGATAAATAGATGAAAAACAAATCAGGGATTAATCCAACTGGCCATTATATACTCATAAAGCCGGATGCAGTCGAAGAAAAGACAAAGAGCGGTCTAATCTTGGTTAATGAAACCATTGAGAACAGAAAGCGTGACACTACAAAAGGTACTGTAGTTGCCATAGGTCGTATTGGTTGGGATGAGTTCGGGGATAAAACTCCATGGGCGAAGGTAGGAGATCATGTTACTTATGGTAAGTATGCAGGTCGTGACATGGACGGAGCAGATGGGAATAAGTATGTTTTGATGAATGTTGAAGATATTTTAGCGGTTCTTGACGAATAAAAAGCTTGACATTATTAGATATTTTTACAATAGTAAACAAAAAGCAGAAGATAGGCTCATTACCGAAGAGGCGTATTCCGAACGCTCTGCTTCTGCTTAACTTAATCGGCGATATCTGCGGAGGATATTATGAAAGAAATACAACTTACGCAAGGCAAGGTTGCACAAGTTGATGATGAAGATTATGAATTTCTAAACCAATGGAAATGGTGTGCGGCTAAAAGTGGCAATACATTTTATGCTATTAGAACAATGATAAACAATGGAAATAGGCGCACGACTCGTATGCATAGATTAATTCTAAATGCTCCTATTGGTATTGATGTTGACCATAGAGATTGTTATGGACTAAACAACCAGAGATATAATTTACGTTTTTGTACAATGCCACAAAATCAAATGAATCAAAGACCATGCGCAAACGCATCTTCTATCTTCAAGGGTGTTAGTTGGAGCAAAAAAGGTAAAGTATGGGTATCATATATTTATAACAACTATAAGCGATTCCATCTTGGAAGCTTTAAGTCTGAGATAGAAGCAGCTAAGAAGTATGATGAAGCAGCATTTAATTTTTTTGGTGAGTTTGCACGAACAAATTTCAATTAAATAATAACACAATGGTTTTAGATGACTGATACAGAATCGCAAATAATCAAAGCATTAATCAGGGCATTCAACTTTCTTGTTTCTTTGCTTGAGAAGGTTAAGAAAGGTGAAGAGATATGATTAACCCAATAATAACTATAAACGAGTTGCGAGAATATTTAAAAGATGAGATAGAAGAAATAAAACTTAAGATTGCTGTAGAAAAAGGTTATGAGATACCAAAAATCAAGAAATTGACTAAGATGCGCTTTCCTCTCGATATAATGGAAGCTACCGGCCATGGTGTGGTATGCCATCAATGTTCTTCTTGTCATAATTGTAGATAGTGGTGAAGAGATGTAACGCAAAAAAGAAAAGACTTGACAATCATTTTTCAATTTGTTACAGGAAACAAATGAGGTTAAATAATGAGCACCCTTGAAAAAGAACTTATTGAGACCACTTATGTTTCTGAATGGTGGTTTCTTCTTGTTGGGTTTATTGGTGGTTTTGTTTGTTGTCACACTTTATTCACTGGAAAGTTTTTTATTTTCTTCGGATAGACGTAATTGATAACAGGTTTTTAGATACAGGATGTGGGGACATATCATGAAAGTCATTAGAACGAACTATACACCTGGGGCACTGGGGCACCCCGTTCTTAATAAGACGAGAAATATATTGCTCTTCATTTTTAGAAAAAGAAACATATGCTATAGATTTTGTTTCGAATTCGTGTTTCAGGCTATCCATTTTAGAAACAGTTTCTCTATATTTCTTTTCCGCAATGGAGGTCTCACTTTTAAGAATTTCTTTCTCGCTATCAATTATTCTTTTCAGTGTCTTGATCATTGGCACGCCTTTCTTTGGTTTTATAGGTTATTTCCTCCTAAAACTTATAACAGGATGATGATAAATTGGGAGAAAAGGGCAGAAAAATATTATGGCAAAGAACTTTTTGATAGAGTTTATCGTGGTTCGCCGTTTTACACACAACCGCAATTGG